TAGACGAGGACGCGGGCAAGGGCGCGTTGGAAATTCGTGTCCATCAGTGTACTCCCTACTCAACTCTCGGTCACTGTGCTCGCGGTTGTCAGTTGTGGCGTCACGCCGCTAGCCACCGAGATGTTCGGGGTCACGGTGCCGGTATAGAGTATCTTGCCCGTGCCGCTCGACGCCGTACCAATCGCGAAGTTCGTGATCGTGTTGGTGCCGCCCGTGCAGGCGGGGAACGAGACCGTCCCTGCTGGAGAGACACTGTTGGCCGTGACGGTAAATCCACCAGTCGTCCTGGCGACCGCGACACGCGCATAGCTCGTGTACGACGCCTCGCTGGACGACTGGTTACCCGCCGCAGTCGGGTCCGCTGTGTGCAGAGACAGATAGAGGTTCGTCAGCGGCGACGTCGCGGTATTATCCGCGATGTTGGCGATGTTGACCGCGTTGAAGATCAGTTTGAGTAGATCGTTGTCGAACGTCGCGCCCTTGCCCATATCCCTGCTCCTGTGCTCCTACGCCAGCGTATCACTGGTCACGGAAGTTTCCAAACGTCGTCATGCCCCGAGCCGCGAGATTACGCGGGGCAACTCCGAGGGGTGTGTTCAGAGCGCGCGCCATCGCGGCGTTCATCATCTGCTCCTGCATGGCCTGTCCGAACCCCGCGATGGGCGGCAGCTGCCCTGGATGATCTCGCTGGAAGTCCTGGCTCGCGCGCTCCCAGCGCTGGAACATGCCCTGATCTCCACGCTGCTCTGCCACCAGCAGATGCTGCGTGATGTTCTGCGAACGGATTTCCGAGAGGTTCCGCTCGCCACTCTCGACACGCTTGGCCTCGTTGTATTCCTGCTCCTTGGACCCTTCGAGACCCAGCACCTTCAGCGCGATGTCCTCGGCGCTCGCGGTAATCGGCAACGGCGTCCCGTCTTTGCTGACAAATCCGCGCGTGCCAAGTTGCACCGCCTCCGCGACGTTCTTCAGACCTTCCGGGGCGACGCGGATCATGCCGTTCATGACGTCGCCGTTGGTGAAGTCCCGGATCGCCTGTGCATAGCTGAGCCCCACGCCCACGGCCGACCCACTCATCGACTTGAGCCAGTCCTTCTCCGCGTCCTCCAGTTTACGCTTCTCAGTGAGCATCATGATGGTCGTGGACCCCGGCATGATGGTGCTCTCACCCGCACGCGACAGATCGATGCCGCCCGCGCGCGGAACACCCCGCGCGATGATCTCTCCGGCGTCCTTGCCGAACGTGTCCGCCAGATAGTTGCGGAACGACGCCTGGATGTCGTGGTCATCCTGGCCCGTGGTCCAGTCCGCCAGCCGGTCATAGACGCTCGCCGCGACACCCACGAAGGGTAGCCCGAGGGTGCCCGCCAGCGCCGTGGTGGCCGCCAGATGCCCGAGCATGAAACTGCGCGCGGCCGGGTCGCCCTTGAACGCCTTGTCCGCCTCGCGGTAGAGCATCTCGGTCATGCGAATTTGGAAACCCATGAACTGGTTCACAAGCGGGCCTGCCGGGCCGAATGTGCCTTGTTTGCCAGCCTGACGCGGATTGCCGAACGGGCTCCAGTCCATCTGGGACTGCTTCACCTTGTCACTGACGAAGCTGTGCAGGTCGCCGTCCTGCTCGGGCCGATGCAACGCCTTGGCCGCCAGCGCCGTCATGACGCGCGGGATCATCTCCGCGTAGAGGCCGAGCGTGCTGGCGGCGTGCAGGGCGTGGGTGATATGCCCGAGCCCAGTGACATCGTGGCCCATGATGCTGTTTGTGAACGCCCCCTGGTTGAAGTCGCCGTTCGCCGCCTGACGCATGATGAAATCCACGGTCCCCTTCGGGATGCTGGCGTCCTCCAGATACTTCTGCCGCAGCGCGAAGCTGGACCACTCCTTGGTGTGGATCATCGCGCTGACAATCTTCATCGTCATCGGAGTGGCGCGCGCCAGTTCCCTGGCCGAGTTGAGATAGCCGTGCGTGCTGCCCAGGCGCGGGAGCGACAGGGACGGTATCTGTGTCATCAGGGTGACGAAGTAGGCGGGCGACATGCCAATCTGCACCGCGTGGGCCAGTTTGCGCACCGTATCGATCCCCGGAGACGGCGTGTTGGTCATGCGCGAAGCTTCACGCAGGATCATCTCGTGGGCCGCCTGGGTGTACGCCTCGCGCTGGTCCTGGTTCAAGCTCGGGTCTCTGTTGATCGCCTTGATCTGATCCTTGATCGCCGCTGCCGCCTTGCCGGTATCTCGCGAGACCACCATGCCCGCCAGCCCGCGCGCGTTCGAGAGCGAGCTGGTGTCGAACGAGTGGATCATGTCCGCGTTGAAGCCCTGCACACCCTCGCGGCGCTGGTAAATCTTGGTCAGTGAGTTGTCAGGGATCATGTCCATGAGCGCCTGCCGAGCGTCACGCTTCTGCTGGTCGAACGCAGTCTGGAGCCGTTTGGCAGTCACGTCATCCAGGCCCTCGGGCATGTCGGGCTCGGCGGACTGGATCGCCTCGATAGCGCGCTTCATCCACACAGGGCTAACCTGCTTGTAGATGTTGAGGTCGTCACCACGCCCCACGGAGACCGGGCTGGTGAAGACCCCCTGCCGCTGCATGTCCTCGAACACTGCCCGCGCCCGCTCGGCCTCCGCTGGATCGCGGAGCTTGACGTAGACCTGATTGTTCTCCGCGTTGTGCATGACCGTGGCGTCACCGAAGCCCTTCGCTTCGAGCGCCGCCTGGAGCTTGCCAACCGCCGCCTGATCCGGGAGCTTAGTCTCATCCAGCTTGATCTCGCCGGCAGCAAAGTGCGTGCCCTCACGACCCAGGTGGAAGTAGGGGCTGTCCGTCATCTGCTTGAGCATGCGCTGGGAGCTGGCCACCAGGGAACTGACCGGCGAGCGCAACCGCGCCAGCTCGCCCAGCTTCACCTTGTCGTCGCCCTTCGCGTTGCCATCATCCAGCTGGGTCTTCAGCTTGGTGGAGAACTCATCCAAGGATTTCAGGCGCTGGTTCAGCTCACGCTGCATGAACGCCTTCGCCACCGTAGGGTCATCGTGCAGCGCCGGGTTGAGGTGATAGTCGTCGAACGGGCTGTTCTCGAAGCCCTTCAGGCCATACTTGGCATAGTCGCGCTTCACGAGATCGTCGGCGTGGTAGACGAGTTTAGCCAGCGCGTTGAAGTCGTTGGCGTCGTGCATCTTGGTGTACGCGCCCATCGCGGCAGGATCGCGCCGGATCGCGTTGGCCAGAGGCTGCGCATCCATCCAGGCTTTCTTCAGGCGCGCGGCCTGCTCCAGCCCACGACCCTTCGCGCCCTCGGGAGCGTGCGCCTGCCTGTTCTCCTCCCAGGGCTTGAAGATGTCGATCCCCAGGATCGTGTGCTGCATCGCCTTGTTGACTTTGTCCCGGACCTTGTGCTCCAGCGCATGCACCGCGATGGACGCGGACTTGAGCGGCTTGGCAATGCTATCCGCCAGCACCGATCCACGCCCCTGCTGGGTCAGCAGATCACGGATGCCCTGCACCTTGTCGCCATAGTCCTGCGCGATATGGTCGGAGGTGTTCCAGCCAAGGATCACCTGTCGCGCGGCGGACTTCAGGTTGATATTGATGCCGTGCAGCCGTTCCATCCCGAGCAGCCCACGGAAGTTGTCATAGGTCTTCCGCGCCTGCGCGGACGCCTGGGTGAGCATCTCACTGACAACGCGCGGGCTCTCGCTATCGAAGCCCTTGCCGCTATTCTCCCCCATGGCCCGATGGGCCGTGTCCATGATCTGATCGAACGCCGAGCGCACCCGTCCGCCCGCACCGAGCGCCGTGAACACCGCGTTCTTAAACCGCTGCCACATATCGAGCACTTTGCTGCCCGTGGTCGCGCGCTCGCCCTTCAGAAAATCCCTGAACGCGGGGTTCGTGAGGGCCTCGGCCACCATCTCCTTGGGGTTCGACAGACCGTACGCCGCGTTACCCGGCGAGCGGGCCTTGAGCCGGTCATAGATCGCCTTGATCTCACGTCCCGCAGGCGTGTTGCCTTCGATGGCCTTCTGCGTGGCTGCATGCACGGCCTCATGGAGGATAGTGGTCTCCAGGTCCGAACCGTCATAGAGGTTCACGCGACCAAGCGCCGGGTTGTAGGAGCCCTTGACCACCGCGCCAGGGTCCAACGCGCGGTCATTGTCCATCCGCAGGCCCTCAATCGGCGAGAACCGGACGTGCGCATCCACACCATGCTCCAGCATGGTGGCCGCCAACTGTCGCCGCTCGGACGATGAGCCGTTCTGGACGATATGCCGCAGGCTCTCGGAGAGCTTGTTCGTCTGATTGACGATGTTGGCGTGGTCCACGTCGTCCTGAGTGACCACCCCGGACGCGCCGACACGCGGCGTCTCGCCACGAGTGCGCCTGACAACATCCATAAGGCGCTCTTCCGCCTCCTGCTGAGCCGCGATCTTGCTCCAGAGGCCCTTGTCCTGCTCGAACCGGGGGTCATCCAGGGGGCTGTCCGCGAAGTGCTCGTCCTTGACCGCCCGGAGCGGCCGCATGTCACCCTTTTCGGCTGCCTCCAGGGCCTTGGTGACAACCTCCAGCCGCGCTTTCTGCATCGCAGCACCCCTCGCGAGGACCATTTCGGTCTTGTCACGTGGCGTGCGGAAGCTCTCATACAGGTCTGCGTCGCTCGCCGGGGCCGTATTGCGCGCCACGGCCTTCCGGGTGGCCGTCTCCTTATACGCCGCGAACTCTTGCGACTTCCGATCTGGCGTTTTCGACCGCTCACTGAGTGCGTCTTGCAGGTCGCGACCCCGCGCCTCGGCGTCACCGACAGCTGCGGTGGTCGCTTTGCTCGCAAACCGGGGCGCTGGCGCATTGGCGTCCGCTTTCGTGCCAGATTTCGTGAAGCCCCCTCCGTCCGTAGCGCGGGTCAGCTTGCTTACGTCCACGCCGGCCCGCAATTTAGCATCACGGGCAGCCTGTCGCGCACGTTCCTCCGGCGTCGCCGGCTTGCTGAAGTCGATTTCGCCTTTCTGAGGCGTCGCCGCCAACTTCTGGACGGCCGCCTCCTGCGCGGCGATCTTCGCCTGTCGCGCAGCGCGCTGTTCAGGCGTAGACGCCCCAGGCGCGGCCTGCGTAAAGTCGCCCCCCGCCGTGGCGCGGGTCAGCTTGCCTACGTCCACGTCGGCCCGCGATTTGGCCTCGGCCTGGGTCTTCGGAGGGGCCACTTTCGCCGCCTGCGGGGGCGCGCGGTCTAGGTCAGTGAACTTCTTGATCTGCTCAGCCGCCATGGGAGACGGCGTGTCGCCCGTGGCGGGCGCGACCTTGCTCGCCGGAGGTGCCTGGGTGGCCTCCCGCTCAGCCTTGACCGGCGCGGCGGCCGCCTCCGTCTTGACCGCCTCGGTCAGCCGGTTAGCCTCGCGCACGTTCACACCCGAGGGCACCCGCAGCAGGCTCTGCGCCTGATCCACACGATCCAGCAGCCCCATGCGGGTCGTTTCATCCATGTCCTGGCTGGCCAGCGCCGTTCGGAGCTTCTCCAGCGCGGTGAACTTGGGCTGGTATGCCTTGGGAATGTCACCCTTCTGCGGGGCGACCCGCTTGATCGGGGGTTCATCCGACGTGGCGGCCTGTATCGCGCCCTTATCACCCAGCAACTCAGGGAGCGGCTTGCCCATCGCGTCCGTCGCGCCGAAGTGCTCGTCAAGGCGCTCGATCTGCACACCAATGGGCTTATTCGCCGCCTGCCGCGCCGCGATCTCCTTCGCCACGGCCATGCGAACGTCGAGGTTATCCACAACTTTCTGGCCCTGGAGGAATTTGGGCAGCGCTTTTCCGGTCTGCGCGACCGCGCGAACCTGGGCCTCGGTGTCGGCTTGGCTCCGTGTCGCATCGGTGACGCGCCGGCCCATCTCCTGCTGAACCAGCGGCTCACGCTCATCGCCAGCCAGCGCGCTGCGAGCCTTGATGACGCCGACATCGCTCTCGCGGTCAAACGGGGCCGATGGGATGTCCGATGGCGGCCCTGCCTTGATGACGTCCGGGGTGACGACAGGCTGCCCCGTCGCCTTCACAGGCTCGGGCGTCGGCTGGGGCGTGCCGTCCGGGCCATAGATCGTGTTCGCGTCGGTCAGTCGCGGGGTCGCCGCGTTCTGCTCCTGCGCGCGCAGCTCCAGTTCTTGGTTAGCCAGCGCCGCCAGACGCGGGTCTCCACCCTCCTGGGAATGCACCCGTCGCATGGCATTCAGGTGCAGGCTCGGGTACTGCTCCGCATCCGCGAACGGTCGCAGGTCGGGTGCCTCCGGTGGCGGCAGCGCACCCGCGATGTTCGGTCCCTCAAGCGCGTTCGAGGGCGGCGCGGGTGGGGTAGACCGAGGGTCAGTGAGCGCCGTATTCGGGGCCTCGAAGGGCTCAACCTCCCGGCCCGTCTCCACGGGCACCATCTGCGTCGAGCCCGAGGACACCACGTCGGGCGTCGCCTTCTGCTGCTCACCATTACGCCGCGCGATCTCTTCACCCAGCGCCTGGAACCGATCCGGGTCTTGTGTCGGGTCTTTGCGCAGGTTCATGAACTCGCGCATCAAGTCCTGGGGCTTGAGCTGCGTAATCGGGTCCACGGGCGGCTGCGACTGATCCCCCATGGAGATGACCGACTGATCCGTGAGCAACTTCGGCGCTGCGGGTGCGGGCAGACCCAGCGGCGCGGAGGTGGCGGCCTCCAGCGCATCCGGGTTGTTCAGCAGCTCTGGTACGGGGGTCTTGGCAAGATGTCCGATTGCGCCGCCGAACAGCGCGCCGCCGATGCCGCCCGAGATCGCGGACTGCATGATCTCGTTGGCCCGGCTCGCGAAGCCCCGCGCGGGGTCGCCCATGAGCTGGGTCAGGCCCGTGGTCGCCGCGCCCACGGCAGCCTGATAGCCGCCCATGTGGAGCGCGCCGGACAGCATGCCCGCGCTGACACCCTTATTGAGCAGCGCCTCCAACTTACCGGGGACGATGGACTGGAGCGCCGCCTCGGGGATACCCAACGCCACGGCCTTGGCGGCATCCGCCGAGGTGATCGGTGCTCCGGTGTAATCCTCGTTGGTCTGGACGTTCTGGCCGACCGCCTGGGGCAGCGCCACCGCGCCCGCGCCGGCCATGCTCGCAAGCCGCGCCGCGCCGGCACCCGCGCCCAGCAGGTCCGCGCCGCCGCCCGTGAGCATGCCCGCGCCGATGAAACCCGCCAAGGATGGCAGCGCCTTGGCCGCACCGTAAGCCCACCCCGTTGGCGACCATGAGCCTTCCAGATCAGGCCGGGCATACGTCGCCGCCGTGGCGCGCTGCTGATCCGCGAACGCCCTGGCCTTGTCCGCGAAACCCTGCGCGCCAAGCAACTTGCCGGCCGCTTCACCCGCGCTGCCCACGTCACTGAGCGCACCATACGCGCCCGCGCCCAGACCCGCCGTGAGCCAGTTACTCTGGTCCGTGGGAGCCGCAGGCGCGGGGATGGGCGCGTAGTTCGAGAAGCTCGGCAGCGCCGGTGTCGAACCCGAGAGAAAGTCGGCCATCGCGGATCACTGACCTTGCTGTTGCGGCTGCATCCAGGGATTGTTGAACATGGCCCGCGTCCCAAAACTGGTCACCTGCTCACGGTCGGCGTTCGCCTGAAGCCGCAGTTTCTCCAGCTCATTCGCGGGGAACTTCGCACCTTGCGCCGCCGCGTCCTGGTATGCCTTCGTGGAGGCGTCCGCAGTACCCGCCAAACTGTTCATCAGCCGTGGCATGAGTTGCTGCTCCGGCGTCAGATAGTGCTGCATGCCCCAGAGGCGCTCGGCCACCGCCAGCGGTATGCCGGCCACGGCCTGCGCGTGCTCCTGCGGCGTGTAGTTGTGGGGTTCCGTGAACGCGTTCACCTGCTCGGGCGTCCCACCCACCAGCCTCGCGATGGCCGCGTCCGTCTGCGGCTGCCCCGAGACCTTACCGTTCGGGCTCGGGTTCGGTGTCACCGCAGCCGGAGACGGGGGCGTGGGAGCACCCCCTAGGAAAGCCGCCATGCCGGGCGACGACGCCGCAGGCTTCGCGGACCCCGCGTTGCGACCAACCGGGTGCCCGGTCATCGGGTTCGGGGGCGGCGCGGGCGGCGCGGGGAACAGGTTCGACAGTTCCTGGCCGAACGTGGGCGGCGTCACAGGGGGTTGTCGCGTCGCCGGGGGCGACGACATCTGCGTTCCCGCGCCGGGCTGCGGCATGAACGGGGCCATCGGTGGCTGCGGAGCCGCTGCCGCGCCGACCGCGAGAGGCCCCATCCGGCCCGAGATGTACGGATCGAGCAGCCCCGTGCCCGCCTGCGACGCGAAGTTCCCTGGCACCGCCGCAGTGCCCGCCGCGAACTTCCGCACCTTCGGAGGCACCGCCGCCACACTGGTGGTCCCGCCCATATAGCCGGGCGTCGGCCCCGAGGCGAACCCTGGAGCCACGTAATCCGCGCCGTCCATGTAGCGCCTGGGCTTCATCCCGGCCATGATCAGGTCTCCCAAGAAAATCCGTTGCGTCCGAAGCCCCAGAGCATGGGCACGAACTGTTTCTTCTCAGCCTCGTGCTTGGCGTCCAGGACGTGCTGCTCGAAAGACGCCGCCAGCTTCTCGGCACGTTCTAGGCCGTTATCCCCCGCCACGTCCAGGTCTGGAGACCGTAACGCCAGATAGCCGGCCCAGTCCAGCATGTTGAGGTGATGATCCTCGGGGATTTCCGGCACCGCCGTGAGGTCGGGGTTCTTCGGGTCAAACCGCACCAGCGGCAGCCGGATCACCCGCATGCTCACGGTGAGCCCAACATATGGCGCAATCGGCGGGGGATAGAGCCGCATGGTGATCGCGGTCATTGACCCAAGATCGTCCGCGCCGATGCCCTCGTCCGTGTCGTAGGCCACGGGCTTTCCAGGAGGCATGTTGGAGAGCTGCGATGGGTCGAAATAGTAATTGTCGGGTGTGCGGTAGGTGTCGAACGCCGAGTGCCCCGCGCGCGCGATGTCCGCCTGATCCCCTTGAATGCGCACGGACAGTACCGCCAGCACGGACGGGTCGAGCTGGTAATACGCCTGATTGGAGACCGTGACGAACTGGCAGCACTGGGCCGTCGTACGATCCCGCAGGATCAGTGATCGACGCGCGAAGCGCCGCTGCGCCTCATTGATGTAGCGGATCAGGGTCGCGTCGGACCAATAATAATCCGAGGCCCCGGAGACCTGATCGGACTTGTCATGCAGGATGTTATCCCGCAGCTCTTCCAACAGGTCTCCCAGGTTCATGACGCTCTCCGTGGATCAGGCCGCCTTCGTGGCGTCCTGCACCACGCGATACGGATAGCGCAGTTTGGGGCGATAGCCAACAACCCGCAACGTCTGCATGTCCTTGACGGGGGTCAGCATGGTCGCGTTGTTGAGCACCTCGATAATCCCCATGGGCACGTCCGCTTCCTCGCCGGGTCGCAGCATGTACCCACGGCCATTGACACCGAAGAACTGACCAACGGGCGGGATGTCCTCATGCTCTTCGAGGATAATCCGCATCGTCCTCGGCATGCCCTTGGCCTTCTGTACCGTGATCTGCTCAGCCATCGTCGCTATCCTTCGCTGCAATTTCAAAGCTACTGACAAAATCATCCTTGGGCTTCGGGATGATCTTGTCAATGTTCTTGGTGATGAACGCCACGACCGCCTTGTTGGTGCCGAACGTGAACTTCCTGCTCGGGTCTTTCCAGGGGACATACGGCCCCTTATTTGAGCTGTTGTCGCGCTTGTTGTTGGCCTCAATGATCTTCGGGTCGTCCATCTCGACCGTAAAGCCATTCTCCAGGCGCTCGATGCGGATGCAGTTGCCCATGCGATCAGTCCTACATAAATGAGGGGTCGCCTGATAAGAGCGACCCCCAAGCCGATCTGCTGTGGGGCAGCCGGAATTAACCTTCGATGATGAACGTGATCAGCTTGCTGGTGCCGACCGCCGCCGCGCTGAGCGTCACGATCCAGTTGCCGCTCTGGTTCTGCGAACTTTCGCTGGGGACAATGGCGCTGCCCGTGTCCACGGTGATGGTGCCGGCCGTCACGACCTTCAGCGCGTTCGTCGCGGGGAAGCCGTAGAACCACTCCCAGATGATGACGTCGGTGACGTTCACCACCCTGATATGCAGCGGCCGGAAGCCGACATTGACCTGGACCGCGTTGCCGGCCGAGGTGAAATAGCCCGACACGTCCTCTTCGATGCCGCCCGCCTGACGACAGTTGCCGATGAGCGTGCCGGGGCCGGTGTACGTCGCGGGGAACGCCGCGCCATGAATGGATGGATCGATGATGCTGGTGGTCATGGATGTTCTCCTGGAGAGGTAACTGAGTGGGTGCCTCCCACTCAGTGACTATGACGCCTACGGGCTATTAGGCGGTGCAGCCCTCTTCAAGACGAGCCATGTAGGCGTCCTGGAGGATGACGGTGGACGTCCACAACTTCCAGCCAACCGTGCCGCGCTGGCCCAGCGGGTCGCCGGGCGCGGGCTTCGGGTTGACGACCATCGGGGTCATGGATGACTTGCCCTTCAGCGGGACGATGCCGTATGCGTCGCGGCCGAAGATCAGGACCGGGTAGACGTCGATGCTGGTGCCCGAGGTGGACCGCAAGCCGGTCGAACCGACCGCGCCGCCCGCGTCCGTGAAGGGCGCGATGACCGTGCTGGTCAGATACCGAACCTGCTCGACCGCGCCGATCTCGCCCTCGAAGGGGCTGGTGTGCGGGCCGTAGGACGCAACGGGGACGAACCCGGTCATGCCACGGACGTCGCTTTCCAGGTCGGGGTGACACACCGCCATGTAGGCCGCCTCGACCGACTTGGTGTTGAAGTCCGGGTTGGACGCAACGACCTGCGTGATCTTCTTGGCGTTCTGGCGATTGAGGCCGGTGGTGACCCGGCGCTGATCGGTGAGCGTGATCGCCGTGACGATGCTGGTGCGCCCCGAGACGTTGCCACCGTACCAGACGTTGGTGCCGGCCTTGAGCACGTTGAAGCGCAGCGTCTCGACGGTAACCGCCGCCTGCTCGCCGAGAATATCCGTGGTCTGCTGGAGGATGGGGTCGGTGTGGGTGTCTTCGATGACGTCGGTGATCGTGACGAAGTCGCCATACTGAGCGAGCGTCACGGTGTAGTCCTGGTTCGCCAGCAGCGAACCGGACGGCGTCACGCCTTCGACCAGCGGCGTGGTCGCGAGCGGGATGTAGAAAGCCGAGCCGTTGCCGTTGGTGCCCGCGCCATTGTCGGGACCGGCCGCGCCGGCCGCGCCGCTCAGAAAATAGCGCCGAAACTTGGCGGTCTGCGTGCTGTTCGTGGGCAGCGGATAGGTCTGGCCGAACTTCTCCAGGTGGAGGTAAGGCATGGCCCGCTTAAGCATACGCACGACAGAGTAGGCGGCAACGGCGGGGGAGATATCGCCATAAGAAGTGATCGCGACCATGATGGCCTCCAGTTAAGATCAAACTGCGTTGGCGAACGCTACAAACGCCGCGTCGAAATCCTCGGGCGAAGCTTGCTGGACGACCGCCGTCCGTTTGGAATTGACTGGGGCCAACGCAGCTGCCGCTTTCTTGGCAGCTGGGGACAGCTCACTTTCCGTCTTTGCAGGTGTGGCGACCTTGGCAGTAGGAGCCCCGACGCCGCTATCCTTGCGATACCGATTGACAAGGTCTGCGATCTCGTCAACTGTTCCGTCCGAAATAACACGGTTGTACGCTGGCTGTAAATAGGCAGGTTGCTTGCCAGCCCACTCAATCACCTTATCCCGTACATCATCGTAGTCAGGGATGGTGGTGTGGAGCGCAGTCTCATGCCGATCATCGGCCATGCTCTCCAGCATCGCGAACCGAGGCCCCACGGACTTGGCGATCTCCGCGAAGACATGGTCGGTGACCTGACGCGCCTGAACGCGCAGCATCACCTGCGCGGCGCGCATGACATCGGGCCAGTCTTCCTGGAACTTGGTGAGGAACGTCACTTCGTCCGAGGTGAATAGCGGCGTAGGCGCAACCGGCTCGGTCGCGGCTTCCTGCGCCGTGGGCGTAGGCGCTGTCTTCTCATCACCCCGCACGGCCTTCGCAAACTTGGCCAGCAAATCCGCTTCACGGTCAGTGACCGACGCTTCGGTCTCGGTCTCGGTCTCGGTCTCCGCAGCCTCGGCCGCCGCCTTTTCCTCGGGCGTCAGGTCTTCGAGACCCGTTTCCTCGGGGACCGTCGCGGCCGGCGCGGCCTCCTGCGCCGTGGCCACCTTCTCAACCGGCTTGGTTGCAGCCGCAGCCACGGGGATCGTCAGTCCCTCCAGCGGAATGGGCTTGTCGCCCAACGCCGCCAGTTGCTCGAAGGCCGCTCCGAAGTCGTCCATGCTTTCCTTGGTCTCTTGCGCGGTCGCCATTTACCTACTCCACCATGGTTCCGGCTATGGGCCGGGTGATCAGTCTCAGGAGGTTCGCGTACGCGGCTGCCTCCCCCTGCTTCTTCATAAAGCCTTCCTGTGGCACTGTCACCAGCTCAGCCTTGCTGTCCTCCAGGCATATCCCCAGGAGCTGGACTACCCATCCCACCTCCGTTGTTTGCTTGTGCAGTTGGAGCTGCCGGATCAGCTCCGACCTGTCCTTGCGGGTTGAGATTGACATTGTTCAGTCCCTTTTCGAGTAGGTCGAGCACCGCCTTGACGGTCGCGGCGTCCGCCGTGGCCGTGTTTTTCTGCCCCTGCGAAATGTTCTTGAAGGCGTCGGACAGGAGCTTGCGCACCGTCGCCTCCTGAACCTGCTGCCGCTGATCCTGCTGCTGCTGGGCCTGCTGATCCTGCTGGGCCTGCCGCCGAACAGCCTCTTCCTTGCTGACCAGGACATCCCCCATGTCGCGAGATTTGATCCGCACCTCAATGAGTTTGCGCGCGTCGATATGGATCATTTCCTCGGGCTTGAGCGTGGCCGTGAGCTGATCCGCCTGGATGCAGCGCATCTCCTTGGCGATCAGTGACGTCGCCCCGCGCGCGATCACGTCGTAGTCGCCCTCGGGCGTCTGGGCCACGTTCAGCTTCTTGTTGAACTGGACGACGCTCTCAATGACCGACTGCGTGAATGCGTCGAACGCACGCACGATGTCCTTGAACGGCAGCGCCGCGTCGCCGCGCAACATTGACGCGCCGGCCGCCGTGCGCATGGGCTCGCTCGGGCTGTTGGCCATGTCGCCGCCCGTCATCGGCCCCACGAACGTCTCCGCGTCCGCGAACTTCATGAACAGCTCAATGATCTTGGTTAGCTCCGGTAGATGGCTGTCGATCCCGACATTGCGCACGGCGGGGAACTGGGCCGTCGCGTCGCTGCCCTCGCGATACCACACCTTGTACGCGGACGTGGATGTCAGGTCTTGATCCTGCCGCAGAAGGTCCGTGTTCAACTCCAGCTGGGGTCCGCAGCCGACCGACGCGTTGTCGA